CAGTTGACGTGAGCGACGGAAAACTGACAATGGACGCCTTGATTCTCGCAAAAAAGGTGTTCAACATGCTGAACCGAATCGCGGTGAGCGACGGAACGTACAACAGCTGGCAAGAAGCGGTGTACGGCGTAACGGCGGTGCGTATGGCCGAAAGCCCGATCTACTGCGGCGGAATGTCATCGGAGATCGTATTCGACGAAGTGGTATCGAACAGCGTGGCGACCAACGCGGCAGGCGAAGAGGAACCGCTCGGATCACTGGCAGGCCGAGGAGCCGACCGAGGAAGCAAAGGCGGACGGAGCATCAAGATCAAGATCACGGAGCCGTCGATGATTATGTGTCTCGGGTCGATCGTACCGAGAATATTCTATTCGGAGGGTAACAAGTGGTGGACGATGATCGACACCATGAACGACTTGCACAAACCGAGCCTCGACGCGATCGGATTCCAAGACCTGTTAACCGAGGAAATGGCGGCTTGGAGCACCGAACTGGTGAAAGGCGATCAAAATCCGGCGATACCCACCTATAGGGCCGTCGGAAAGCAAACGAGCTGGATCGAGTACCAGACGAACGTAAACCAGTCGTTCGGAGGATTCGCAACAGGCGGCGAACTGGACTGGATGGTACTGAACAGACCGTACCACGTTAACAAGTTCATCAACCCAGGAGAGGACAGCAAACCACTGATCGGAGATGCAACGACCTACATCGACCCGCAGCTGTTTAACCGGGCATTCGCGGACACGAAGTTGACGGCGAAAAACTTCTGGGTGCAGGTAGCATTCGACATCACGGCACGGCGCGTCATGTCAGCAAAACAGATTCCCAACTTGTAAAACACACAAAAACGAAACAAAATGAGAACACCGAGAATGAAAAGGCACATTTCGCACTTGGATATGGAAAACACCTACGAGGCGGAATCGCAAATACAGAAACTTCGCAGGATCGTGGAGAACAAGGAGCCGATCAAAGACGAGGCGCCGACGATCTACACGCCAAAAAACAAGGGAGTGATGCCAGAATACGACATCCGAACAGACCGATTCGAGATAGCACGCGAAGCGCTGGAAAAAGCAGGCAGAGCAGAAGCCGAACGGATCGCAAAAGGGTTAGAGCCGCAGGTTGAGAAACCACAGGCGGAGCAGACGACGAAAGTAGAACAGCCTGATGGCATTGGGCAGTAGCCTTCGCAAATCGTCATAAACGTACGAACGTCGGAGAGGGAAAGGGGTAAACCCGAGTACCTCTAACCGACTTTTTGAACAAAATCGCTTTTGGTAGACGATTATGCATATATAACAAGAAGGTATCTTGTCTCGATTTTTTTGGAAAAAGAGCGAAAAAACGAACGAATTGAACAATATGGGCAAATTTGGTGACTTCCTCAAAGGAACAGGAAACAGCGCGCTGGCAGGAGTGACCGGGGGGCTATCCTCGGGAATCAGCGGCGCGGTGAGCGGCATATTCGGAAACATCGGATACGGCCGAAGGCTGAAAAAACAAATCAAAGCTCAAAAGGAGCTGAACGAACAAGCAGCACAGTTGAACTATGAATACGGAGAAAAAAGCGCACAAAACGCATACGAACGAATGCTCAACATGTACCAGCGAAGCTACCGGGACAACAGCATGTCAGCGATGCGAGGACAAGCGGAGCAGGCCGGATTATCCGTCGGACTGCTATACGGTGGCGGTGGTGTGGCTGGCGGAGGCGCCGGAAGTACTGGCGGAGGCATTCAGGGCGACACCGGAGGAGCTGAAGCGGGTAGGGCGTCAAGCACGGCGGAGATGGAACAATTGGCCATAGCGAGAACGGCACAGGCACTGGAATTCGCAAGCCTCAAAAAGGACCTCGATGTGAAGGATGCACAGGCAGAGGAGCTGCGGGCACAGGCGGAAGCCGCGAGAGCAAACGCGGGATTGCAGACCGAAAAGAAAATAACCGAAGTACAGCAGAGAGAGACGCTGATCGAGAAGCTGAAGCAGGAGGGGCTAGAGAAGTGGATCAAAAACGTGCAAGAACGCTGGGCATCGGAATACGGAAGCAAGAGTGGCGATCACGTCTATTCAACCAAGAACAAGGTATATGGCGAATACAACATCGCAAGTACCGGGTATCTAAGCGAAAACAAGGCGTGGGCCGTAGCACAGGCGGCGGCGAACACCGGAGCGACGGACGCAAACGCGGAAGCGGCGAAAGCACTGGCAGAACTGAACAGCGAGAAGGCGCGGACGTACTGGCAAGTACTATTGAATGCAGCTGCACACGCCGACGCCGACAGAATACGGGCAGCGGCGGCGCAGCTGGCAACAGAGTGGGAGACCGGAGAGTACACGAACTGGAAGACGTGGGCCGACCTTGCAAAAAATATACTGGGGACTATTGGCGGCGGGGCCATCGGCGGCGCCGTGCTCGGCAAGCTCAAGAAATGACGCACGCGCACACGAAACGCGCGCACGCGCGCCACTTCTATCGCTCGCCTCGTACAGCACCTTGATGGCCGCATAGGTGCGCTTCGCGCGAGTTTTATATGCCGCCTTCGGCGGTGTGCCTGCGGCGGGCCTACGGCAAGGTGGCCGACCAGTCGGCCTACTGCGCTGCCTACGGCAGCAAATTGAGTGTTATACACGGAGTGATCCGGGCGAGCCGGCTCCACTCAGAAGGAAGAATTTCCGAAAACGTATGTACGCTAAAGCGCTCAGACGGCCGAAAGGTACGCGGGCGCTTTACTTTTAAAGACTTTGCGAAAATTCATGTGTTTATATCCTCGTCTGATAGAAAACAAGCGCTACCTACCGAACAAGAAGAACGGCGGGCGGCCGGAGACGCCAGCAGACAAACGCATGCGGGCCGTGCCGATCGCGTGCGGGCAATGCATAGAATGTCGGAAACAGAAGGCGAGAGACTGGCAAGCGAGACTATGCGAAGAACTGAGAGACGATCCGGACGCACTCTTTATAACGATGACCTTTAGCAACGAAAGCCTGCAACAGTTCAAGGACGAATACGGAATCGACGAAGCCAACGAGACGGCGGCCAAGGCGATAGAGCTATTTCAAAAGCGATGGTACAAACAATACAAATGCAGTATTAAACACTGGCTGGTTACAGAACTCGGACACGGAGTGAGAGGAAAACCGGGAACGAGAAGCACGGAGCGATTGCACCTGCACGGGTTCCTATGGACCGACAAAGAGTGCACAGAAATCGAAAAGGTATGGTCCTACGGGTGGGTGGATACCGGGGAGTACGTGAACGAGAGAAGCGTAGGGTACTGCGTGAAGTACGTATCGAAGGTAGATGCGGCGCATCCGGGGTTCGTATCGAAGGTGTTCGCATCGAAGGGGCTCGGAAAAGGGTTTCTGAAACGATCTGACGCGATATACAACAGATACAAGGAAAAGGATACCCGGGAATATTATCGCACGAAATCCGGGCTAAAAATAGGCATTCCGACGTACTGGCGAAACAAACTATGGACCGAAGACGAACGGGACGCACTCTGGATACAGAAACTCGACAAACAGGTGCGATATGTCCGGGGCATGAAAATCGACGTATCGACACCGGAAGGGATACACGAATACTACGAAGCGTTGGCACGAGAACAACGAATCAACGAAGAGTTGGGATACCCTAAAGAGGCTTGGGAACGAAAAAAATACAAAAATTCACGCGAAAAATTTGGAATATCGAAATAATTCGCTATACTTGCAGCAACAAAAAAAAGGATTATGGCAACGATACGTGAGCAGGTAATCAAGACCTTGTACGAAAAGTGGGCGGAAATCAAGTGCCGCAAAAACGAAATCACAAACGAGATGTGGAAACTGGAGCAAATCGAAGACCACATCAAAAACAAACTAAAAAACTATGGAAGAACTATCGAAATTGATCCAAAGGATCAGAAACCTGCCATTGTGGGGGAAGTGTGTCGCGCTATTGATCTTGTTATTAGCGGCGACGCTAACGGTATTCACATCGTGTGCCGTGAATCACCGAGTAGTGCAGAGTAGCTACAACACGACGACGGGCGACAGTATCGTGATTCGATACGAACAGACGGGTCGATTCAAAAAAATAAGACTATAGTCCGAAACTACAAAGAATAACTAATAAACGTGCAACAAAAGCTCGACGAAACAACATAGAGGTGGAGCAGAACGCAAAACGCGGAAAAGAGATCAATCAGCACATAACGAACATGATCGGGATCGTAGATCAAATGCTGAAGATCCTCGAACACTATGAAAAAGAAGTACCTACCAGTAACCTACGTAGATGAAGACGGGGTAATTTGGACCAAAGAACAGTTAACGAACAAAATGTTTAAACGCCATGAAAGAAAACAATACGAGCAAAAAGACGACTTCACAGGAAACATCTACATCCACACAATCCAACCAATCGAAAACATACGCGAAATCCCTGTTACAGGATCACTATTCTGAAGCAGAGGAGCGCGAGGTCGAGCAGTTCGAATGCATCGAGCTGAAGGGAAAGTACGAGCCAATCCGGCTGATCGGAAAGAAAGGCCAGTACACAATGTGCCTCGGAAGCTCGGCAGTGTGGGACAAACCGATCAAGTCGAAAAAGGAGGCAGAGACGCTGCTCGACGAAATGCCAATCAAGCTGATGCTTCTGATGAACTGCGTCTATGGCAAGTACATGGACGAGTATCTGAAAAGCGTAAACGAAGCGGAAAAGTCCACGGAGGCGTAAAGTCCGCTATACCGTCAATTTCCAGCGGGTCGGAATATTTCCGACCCGTAACTTTAAAACCTTCATTATATGTCAATTACCAAAACACTCGGCGGCGACCGGGTAGGGTCCGGTCAGAAAATGACCGTACAACTCGAAAACTTCGGGCGGGCATCCTTCAACATCGGATGCATCGTGGCGACGGATCAGTCGGCAGGAACGATCGTGCCATACTACTGCGACATCGCAACGAACGGAACGACGTACTACATCGACATGGCAACCAAGACAAGGACCTTGCCGACGGTAGGACCGTTGTTCGGATCATTCAAACACCAACTCGACTGGTTCAGTATTCCGATCCGGCTATACATCGGAGCACTGCACAACAACGCACTCGGGATCGGCATGAACATGGCGCAGATCAAGATGCCGAAAATGGACTTCTTGGTGTACTACGACAACCAAACGCCGTACACGGAACAGTTCAACCAAAAGCAGATCGCACAAGATTCGCTTGTAGCCTATCTTGGCATACGAGGACTGGGCCGAACTTCACAAAACGGAACATATCGAAGATTTCCAGCAATCTTCCTTCTCGCGTACTGGGACATCTACAAGAACTACTACGCGAACAAGCAGGAGGGCATCGGCATGATGATCGGACCAAACATAGCCCAATGGACCGAATTCGAAGTAGGAAGCCAAATAGCAAATAGCGGATCGGAATACACCTTCAACACAGAAGTAGGAATTTTAGCCGGGGGAAAGGCTTTCCTGACCGTATCGTCGGGATCCCCAGCATCGAAAAACTCAAACCCGAATAACTTCGAAATCGCAAAAAAGGAAGGCGGCAAAACCGTATACATCGCAATCGAAGACAATCCAGACATTGACTGGCAGATCAACGAAGGGAACCAGTTTACGCTACACTTCCACGTGGATTGGGCATTCCCGAAAGGCACGCCGGTGGTCAAGCTGAACGAACAGCGAACTCAAGTGTACGACTTCTCGCTGGAAAACATCGACCTGATGCGAGAAAAAATTCTCGCAACGCCGAAAACAAAAGAACTCATAATATCCAGCGAAGGAGAGGGCAAAGCATGGCCTTATGACCTCGTATACGCACAATGCCGAACAAACAATTCCAACTTTCAAAACGGTGTAGGGTCGTATTTCCCACAATGCGGTCTCGGGCTTCGCACGTATCTGTCAGACAGGTTTAACAACTGGCTTTCGAGCGAATGGATCGACGGAGCAACGGGTGTGAACGAAATTTCGGCAGTTGACGTGAGCGACGGAAAACTGACAATGGACGCCTTGATTCTCGCAAAAAAGGTGTTCAACATGCTGAACCGAATCGCGGTGAGCGACGGAACGTACAACAGCTGGCAAGAAGCGGT